CAATCACTGCTGGGACTGCAAACGCAACATGAAGTACGTCACAGCCCTGCCGTAATATGCCGACACCAGCCGAAATCCAAAGGAATCTCGATGAGCTGTACAACGATTGGACTTCCAAGTTCACTGCCTTGTATGGTCCTGTAAGAGAATTGAAGCGTATCATGTTCAAGCGCATCTTTGGCACTGGAAGTTCGGGAGGAAGCAATTCGGATGGCGAGAAGCTACCAACCAAACCATACAGCACCAAGCCGATTTACGTTTCCCCAAGAGCCTTGGCAAGTGCGCCAAGCAAGTACAAGAAGGGCAAGAGAGGTGAACCAATCGAGTCTCTGTACTTCCCAGGTGGATATGCAGAGCTTAAGAAAGGCACATCGCGCAAGCTGCCGCTTGAGTTGACTGGCAGGCTCAAAGGTGGATTCTTGGCAGAAGATGTACTTACTGAAGGACTGGAAGCAGCAATCCTGATTCCGGCATCCGAGATTGGCAAGGTCGAAGGACTTGAGGCCAAGTATGGGCCAATCTTTTTGCCGACTGCTGAGGAGCAAACCGAGATGCTTGAGGACCATGCGCAGCAATTGGTTGAGCAAATTATAAACGCAATGAGTAAACGATGAATATACTCTCTACAATACTTGACAGATTAAACCAACGCATTGAAGTTGGCAATATCTTCGACCAGATATATGGCCTCAGCGAGCTTGTAGGCGAAGGCAATGACAAAGCATGGGCGCACTACATCGGCAACGGCCAAGCGATACCAGTGACCAACTTCGATGCGAAGCAGGGCACATTGTTCTGGGCGAAGCGTGGCAAGATAACAGTAAATAAGAATGAGACGCTGAGGCTTGCCGGATGCCGTTCAATCTATGAGACACGCTTTACGCTGACTGCTTACGCAATGGTGCGCAAGTCTCATCTACCTTGCGACTCTGCCGATGCACAGGACTGGGTAGCATCAAGAGTGCTGCGCTTGATAAGCGGTACAGATCCGCAATTCAAGACTGCCATCGGAGCCATTGCTTACGAGGTAGTGCCAAGCGGATACGCAACCGAAGCCAGGTACTTGCCAGTGAATTATGAATGGGCTGCTGTTGCTATTGATGTGGATGTGAATGTCAGCACCTCATCTGAGGACGGCTGCTATGATACTTGTCAAACTGGTGACATCCCACTGCCTGACTTCGAACCTTGTGAGCCTTGCCTCACCTCGGTGGCTGTGGATGGCGTGACTATCACCGGCAACGGCACACCAGCCGATCCGTTGGTTGCAATCGGTGGTGGCGGCGGTACGCCATTGCGCACGCAAGATGAGGGCGTAAACGTAAGCACCAACACCACTACATTAAACTTCACAGGCGCGGGCGTAACGGCTTCGCTAACCTCGCCGGGCGTGGTTCAGGTAAACATCCCAAGCGGTGGCGGTGTTACAAGCGTTACCGGTGTTGCTCCAATTGCCTCGAGTGGTGGCAATACGCCAGCGATAAGCATCCCACAAGCGAGCGCAAGCGTGGATGGGTATCTTGATTCTGCCGACTTCTCAACTTTTGCAGGCAAGCAAGATGCACTCACAGCAGGCACTGGCATATCTTTAGCGAGCAATATTGTAACCAACACAGCGCCTGACCAAGTGGTTAGCCTTACGGCAGGCACGGGAATAAGTACAAGCGGTACATATCCGAGCTTCACGATAGATAACACAGCACCCGACCAAATTGTAAGTATCACAGGCGGCACGGATATATCGGTTAGCGGTACTTATCCGAACTTCACGATTGACAGCACCGCAGCAACAGGAATGCAAGGCGGTCAGGCAACTGGTACTGATACCTATGCGGTAAGTATTCCGGGCGTTACTGCATACAACCTCAACGATGCATACGCGATTGGATTCACCAACGCTAATACAGGAGCATCAACGCTGAATATCAATGGTCTTGGTGCGGTTAACATTGCCAAGAATAACGTAGTGCCAATCATAGGCGGTGACATTGCGCAGAACCAGCAATTCATCGCGATTTATGACGGTACTAACTTTCAGTTGTTAGGCGTAGCGCCTAATCAAATGTTTGCGTATATCACAAATGCGGACAGCGTAACGATTAACCGAGGTCAACCAGTTTATGCCTTTGGCGCTACTGGCGACCGCATGACGGTTAAGCTTGCTAATAACACATCTGAGACAACAAGCTCGAAAACTGTTGGGCTTGTATTCAGCAATTCGATTGGTCCTAATCAAAAGGGTTACATTATAACGCAGGGCGTAATTGACGGCATAAACACTAACGCCTACGCCGCAGGTGATACGCTTTACGTTGGTAATACCGCAGGGGCTTTAACGAATGTATTACCATTAGCACCTAACCACTTAACCCGAATCGGGATAGTTGAAAGGGCTAACGCTGGCAATGGTCAGATTTATGTGTTCGTCCAAAATGGCTTCCAGCTCGATGAGCTTTCGGATGTGGACATCACAAGCGTAGCACCTGCAAACAATGATTTTCTCGTTTACACTACGGGCGCAAACAACCTTTGGAAGAACCGTTCGCTCGGCAATGTTCTCGGCGGTACGACATCGCAATATGTTCGGGGGGATGGCTCACTAAATACCTTTCCAACCATACCAGCACAATTCAACCCAAGTGCGGGAACTGGAATGAGCATAAGCGGGAGCTATCCAAACCAAACATTTACCAATACCGCGCCTGACCAGACTGTTAGCCTAACAGCAGGCAGCGGCATTGCAGTAAGTGGAACGTATCCGAGCTTTACCATTGCAAGCACTGGTGGGAGTGCGCCTGTAATTTACAAAAGCACTACCGACGGCACAGGCATTACAGGGGTTGCCTCCGAGCAGATAAGCTCAAGTCAACTTATACCAGCTAATACGTTCGCGGTTGGCGATATTATTCGTGTAACGTGGCGGGTAACGAAAACAGGAACGGCATCGAATATAACGTGCAAGCTATATGTAAATACTTCAGCATCTTTAGTTGGCGCAATTCAGTTGGGTATTATCACACCGGGCTTTACAAACTCAAATAGCAACGGATTTCAAAGGCATTTAGCGATTAAAGCCTCCAATAATACTCAAGTCACTGCTTCATCAAGTAATACCTTCACAGACTTCAACACATTGACTTCATTTTCGACCTCAAATATTGATTGGACGGTAAATCAATACATAATATTCATGACACAGCTACAAACAGCAACAGCTGATGTGGTAAGGACTTCATTTTACTTAATCGAAAAATTATGACAAACATCAACATAACAGCCGAGGTTGCTACCTTTTACAGCACGGTTTCAAACTCTGAAATAACAGCCGAACTATACGAGCCAAAGTGGACAAAGAATGATGACAATTCGTTTGCGCTAAATACCGACCAAGGTATTTACTGCATAACCATTGCTGATTATTCGTTTAATGGCTCAACTTATTCGAGTGTTGACGATGCGATTACCTATCTAAATTCTTTGTAACTTTGTAAAAAACTAAAACTATGGCAGGCGTAAAAGTTACCGACCTAACATCGACCAGCACGGCAGCGGTTGACGATATTATGTACATCGTGGATACAAGCTCCAACACATCTAAGCAAATCGAGGTGCAAAACATCTACTCAGGGATGCCGCAGTTTGAGAGTGGTAGTTACACGCCAGTAGTGTCGAATGAGACTTACAGCGAGGTTGTAACGCCTTACGTAAGCTTTTACACAAAGGTTGACAATATTGTTAATGTATCAATCCGCTTAGATGTTCAGCTCGATGCAGCCCAAACAGATGCGGCATTTGAATTAAGCTTGCCAGTTGCTACTACATTTTCAGGACCAAGACAAGTTAATGGTTCAATCACGTTCGATACAAATATTGGTAACGTAACTGCTTTGGGATTAAACTCAATTCCATCGGGCAGCACAATTCAAATTAATATTACATCTAACACCGCTGGCGATTTGTTTTCGTATGTCTTTGTAACCGCACAATACTTAGTCATCTAATGCGCTCCACCTCGCTTCTCGGTCTCAACCTGATTAAGAAGTGGGAAGGCTTACGCCTGAGCGCCTACCTCTGCGCAGCTGCCGTGCCGACAATCGGCTACGGAAGCACTCGCTACCCCAACGGCAAAAAGGTTATGCTCGGGGAGAAGCTAACAGGCGAAAAGGAAGCAACGCAATTACTACTCGCAACCCTTGAGCCGTTCGAAGCGGCAGTCAATAAGCACCTACCTAACCTCAATCAATGCCAGTTCGATGCGCTTGTGGCTTTCAGCTACAACGTGGGGACTGGTGCTTTGGTGAAGTCCACGCTGCTAAAAAAAGCAAAAGCCAATCCAGCAGACCCGAGCATTCTCGATGAGTTCCTACGCTGGAACAAGGCAGGCGGAAAAGTGCTTACAGGACTGACCAATCGCCGCCGAGAAGAGGCAAATCTCTATTTCTCACTTTGTAACTTTTAGCCCTACGTTGCCCAAACGTGGGTAAGGTTTTGGCGTATATTCACATATGAGGAAAAGGGCTACTAAACCAAGGCGAATACTCGATGTGATTGTCAAGCACTGGCGAAGCACAATCGGTTCGCTTATGATTTTAGTATCTATATTTTTGCTCATATTCAAAGTGATAACAGCCGAGACATTAACAGCCATAATTGCAGCACTAATAGCCGCAGGATATATACCCAAAGCAAAGAGCGATGCAGCAGATTCGTAGAGATACAGTAAAGATTGCGAGGCATAACAAGATTAACCTCGATACAATGAGTTGGGAGGCGGCTCATGCCGATACCTCTTTTGCGCAAACCAACCGCGAAAGCTTTCAGGCGGTTATGAAGCAGCCCAAGCCGGTGCGTGAGCTCACAGCATTCGACACAATTCAGCCGTGTGATGTATCTTTGTACCCAGCAGCCACGTATTACATCCCCAAAAGTCAGCTTGTAAGAAATGAGCCGCAAAGTGAATCGCCTATGAATTACGATATACTCGCCAACGGAATTGTGCTTACCTTCACAATGCTATTGACTGTTAAATATGCGCTGAATTGCGTGCCTGCTTGGAGTGCATTGATACAAGATTTGCGCAAAGTTTAGTACCTTTGCCTTATGGCATCCCTGCACATCCTTGAGTCATCCATTGACCTCTTCTATGTGATAACCGACAAGGACGGCAAGATTGTCACCTCCAATGATTTATTCAGAGAGTACAGCAGCCACATCAAGCCGAACAATATCTTAGACATTGCGGCTCAGGATAGTGACCGGGATGAGCTGATTAATGCCATCAAGAAGGCCCAAAGCAAGTCACCCGATCCAGTGCGGACCTATGCCAAGACTAAGCAGAAGATGGCATCGGAGCGGTATAACATGTGGAATGTTTACTCCATTGTTGACATGCTGCACTTCATCGGGATCCAACTTGTCGATGTGACTTCCATCAGCAGCCATGAATATGAACGGCAGAAGATATTGCTTGAAGAGTTTCGATTTACCTTATCGCATGAGCTACGCCAGCCATTGACATCCATCGGTGGCTTGGTGAAGATGCTTAATGACCATACCTGGGCAACAGATCAGGAGCGTGATGGTGTGATGCAGATGCTTTCGGATAGCGTGGATAAGCTCGACAATTCAATTCGATTGTTAGTCAAGAAAGCAACCAGGCAGATATGAGTCAACTACCGGCCACCGATTGCGAATGCGATGAGCGACTTGTCAAAGTGCTGGCCGTGTACATCACTGAAAAGGCAATGCCAATCAATGTGGCAGCAGATATACTGCTGGATGAGCTGCGAGATAAAAGCACATATATAAAGCGACTTAACGAATTAATCCAATGCAGCAGAACAACATCACAGTCCTAACCTTAACAATGCTTTGCTGCATCCTTATGCTGATGCTTATCAGGACATGCGGATCATTGGCAACAGTTGAGGGTGAACTGGCATATGCAGACTCATTGAATTCTGAGTTCACCTCGCGCATAAAGGATGACAGCAGCACCATCCACAGCCAAGCAGTGCAACTTGTATCAGCAGGCACCAAGCTCAAGGCGCTGGAATTGCGCAATCCGGAAGTGGTAGTGCGTTACAAGACTAAGACTGTGGTCAAGACGGAGGTTGAACTTGGCGAGACTGTCTACATTGACAGCTTTCCGCACTTGCGCCTGCCTCGCACCTTCCATCGGCCGGGTAAGTGGCTCGAGATAGGTGGGCAGATAAGCCGCGCAGGGAGGCTCCAGATTGATTCAATTATCATTCCGGTGTCTTATACCGTTGCAATCGGAGATACGCTGCGCAAGGGCTTCCTATCGCGTAAGCGTGATAAGGTGGTTCGGCTTGGCATTGATAACCCTTATGTAACCGTTACCGGCATGAGCAATATAATCGTGGCCGAGCCGCCTAAGAAGTGGTGGCAAACTAACGCGGCGAAGGTTGGGTTGGGTGCGCTTATTGGTTTCGGTATTGCAAG